GCGAAAGAGTCTATGGATCTAAGATGGGATTTAGGGGACATTGTAACAACAATACAAACTTATTTACAAGAGAAAACAGAAGATTTTCTTTGGTTAAATTATAACCCTTACTCGTCAAAAAACTCCGTAGTAAAAGAAGTAGATAAACAAGAAGAGGACTACTTTACCTTTGAAATTAGAGTAGATGGGAAGGTTATAATTATTGAAAGATTTACAGGAATGGACTTCCCACCTAAAGTAAGATATTCGGTAAACATAAAATCCTTGATACCGTCTATAATATCAAAGATACAACGAGGATTAAGTCAAAGAAAGTACACAAAAGTAGTGGACCACTACGAGTGTAGTACTAAGTAATTAAGTAGAGATAGTATATTTATAATAAAAGAAAATTTATAGAATGACAGACAGAAATTTTGGATACCTAGGAGATAAATTCCAATTAAAGTTACTTTCACTTTTAATAGTAGATAACAAATTTGCAGACAATATAGTAGAGGCGATAGAGCCGACATATTTTGATGACCAATATTGTAGGTTATTGATGCAATTAATAAAAGAATACTATACGAAATATGAAACAGTACCAACACACGATTCACTTGACCAATTAATTAGGATTGAGGTTTCAAACGAAACAGCAAAAGACTACTTAAAAGACACCTTAAAAAAACTAAAAGACCAAGATTTTTCAGACGCCGATTTTACTCAACAAACAGCCTTAAAGTTTTGTAAACAACAAGAAATAAAAAAAGCAATTTCTGGTTCAGAAAAAATAATGGCTAATGGAAATTTTGAAGACTATGATAAAATAGAAGATTTATTTAGGAAGGCTCTTAGTGTTGGTAATGATAAAGAAGATGGTATCGATGTTTTTAATGCGTTAGAGGAGGTATTATCAGACGATTTTAGACACCCAGTACAAACAGGAATTACAGGAATTGATAATATAACCAATGGGGGACTTTCTAAAGGTGAGTTAGGGGTAGTTTTAGCACCTTTTGGTGTAGGGAAATCCACTGTTTTAACTAAATTTGCTAACACCGCTTATAATTTAGGTCACAATGTAATTCAGATAATTTTTGAAGACAACCCAAAAGTGATACAACGAAAACATATTTCATGTTGGACAGGAATTGAATTAAATGAATTGTCAGAAAGAAAAGAAGAAGTTAAAGAAAAACTACAAGAATTTAAGAAAGATAGAGGAAATTTAATAATTAAAAAAATGGCCTCAGATGGCACTACGGTCGCTAAAATAAAACATTATATTAGAAAATTAATTACAAGAGGTATCAGACCAGATGTTATCCTTTTAGATTATATTGATTGTGTTGTACCAAGTAGACAATTTACTGATGAGTATGCGGGTGAAGGTAATGTAATGAGAGAGTTTGAGACCCTAGTTCATGAATTTGATATGGTAGGTTGGACCGCTGTACAAGGTAACAGAAGTTCAATAGGGGCGGATGTTGTGGAAGCACATCAAATTGGTGGATCAATTAAAAAAGGACAAATAGGACATTTTATTATGTCTATAGCAAAAACTTTAGAACAAAAAGAGAGTGGTAGAGCAACAATTGCGGTATTAAAATCACGATTTGGAAAAGACGGTGTAATTTTTGAAGATTGTGTTTTTGACAATGGTAAAGTACATATAGATACTGACGATCAAGTCTCCTTCTTAGGTTTTGAAGATGTAAAAAAAGAAAAGAAAGCAAATAGAGTTTTAGACGCAATCAAAAAGAGAAACGAAAAACTCAATAATAATTAATAAAAATTTAGTAAAAAATGGACGTATCAAATAGTATTTTGTCGGATATTACTGTGTATATGAAATATGCAAAATATATCCCAGAATTAAACAGAAGAGAAACATGGGGCGAGTTAGTTACCAGAAATAAAGAAATGCATATTAAACACTATCCTCATTTGAAGGAAGAGATTGAAGATAAATACAGATTTGTTTATGATAAGAAAGTGTTACCATCGATGAGAAGTATGCAGTTCGGAGGGAAACCAATTGAGATTTCCCCAAATAGAATCTATAATTGTGCTTATATGCCAATTGATAATATAGATTCTTTTAGTGAGTGTATGTTTTTATTACTTGGTGGTACAGGAGTAGGATATTCTGTTCAGAGACATCACGTTGAAAAACTACCTATTATACAAAAACCATACCCTAAAAAGAAAAGAAGATTTTTAATTGGAGACTCAATCGAAGGATGGGCAGACTCAATTAAAGTACTTATGAAGTCATATATGAATGGTGGTGGTAGTAGAGTAGAGTTTGATTTCTCAGACATCAGACCAAAAGGAGCAAGATTAATAACATCAGGTGGTAAAGCACCGGGACCTCAACCACTTAAAGAATGTTTAGTGAAAATAGAAGGTCTATTAAATCAAAAAGAAAATGGAGAACAACTTACAACAATTGAAGTACATGACATTGTCTGTCATATCGCAGACGCTGTACTTGCCGGTGGTATACGTAGAGCAGCTCTTATTAGTCTATTTAGTGCTGATGACGATGCAATGATCGGATGTAAGGCTGGTAATTGGTGGGAAACAAACCCACAGAGAGGTAGAGCTAATAACTCAGCTTGTTTAATGAGACATAAAATAACTAAAGAGTTTTTTATGGACTTATGGAAACGAGTTGAATTATCTGGAGCGGGAGAACCAGGAATATACTTCAATAATGATAAGGATTGGGGGACTAACCCATGTTGTGAGATAGCATTAAGACCATATCAGTTCTGTAATCTTTGTGAAGTAAACGTCTCAAACATTCAATCACAAGAAGACTTAAATGAAAGAGTTAAGGTCGCGGCTTTCATCGGAACATTACAAGCGGGATATACTTCATTTCACTATCTAAGAGATGTTTGGAGAGAAACTACAGAAAAAGATGCATTAATTGGAGTATCAATGACAGGTATTGGATCGGGTAAAGTTCTTAAATACGACATGTCTAAGGCGGCTAGTCTAGTAAAAAGAGAAAATACAAGAGTATCAAAATTATTAGGGATTAATCCAGCGGCAAGAACAACAACAGTTAAACCAGCGGGAACAACTTCACTAACATTAGGTACATCGTCAGGTATACATGCATGGCATAATGATTATTATGTTAGACGATTAAGAGTTGGTAAAAACGAGGCAATTTATTCTTATTTAACTATTAATCATCCAGAATTAGTCGAAGATGAATACTTCAGACCACACGATACCGCTGTTATAAGTATACCACAAAAGGCTCCTGAAGGTTCTATACTAAGAACTGAGTCACCATTCCAACTACTAGAGAGAGTTAAAAAAGTCGCTAGTGAATGGGTAAATGCGGGTCATAGAAAAGGTTCAAATAGTCACAATGTTTCAGCAACAATTTCATTAAGACAACATGAATGGGACCCAGCAGGTGAATGGATGTGGGAAAATAGAAAATTCTATAATGGATTATCTGTATTACCTTATAACGGAGGGACTTACACACAAGCACCATTTGAAGATATTACAAAAGAAAAATATGAAGAAATGTTAGAGTCTTTAACAAATATTGATTTATCTAATGTGGTTGAATTAGATGATAATACTGACCTATCCGGTGAATTGGCTTGTTCAGGAGGACAATGTGAGATTGATATTGATATGAAATCTATAGAAAAGAAAAAAGGAGAGGTTGAGTTAAACGATGCATAAATTTAGTAAAGAAGTCTTATATCACTTTAATTGTGGTAAATGTAACAAATGGTGGTCAATTGCTGACTACCATTTGTTTTCTAATAATGTACCAAAAAATGAAAAAAAGGTACCTACGTTAATAACATGTCCCCACTGTGGAGATAATGAAGAAATAAAAGAAGTGAAAAATGAGGAGAAGTGATGACTGGATTAGTGAACTACACTATAAAGAATTTGTTAAACCCAAACTACAACCCCAAGACTTTTATTGGGAAAATGGAAAGATGGTAATGACAGAAAAATATCACAAAAAAAGAGGTAGTTGTTGTGGT